CAACTGTGTGGCCGGGTCTAAGCAGACCCTGCCATCTGCCGCACTGCGACTTCTTGATGTTGTTCGCAATGTAAGCGGCAAGGCGATTCGGCAGATTGATCGCCGAATCATGGACGATCAGTTGCCTGATTGGCACAACACGCCGAGTGCGGGAACTGTGCTGATCGAGCATTACATCTATAACCCGCTTGATCCGAAGACGTTCTATCTCTATCCGAAGCCGACCAACCTTGCTCAGATCGAGATCGTCTACAGTTCGTCGCCGACCACGATTACATCGACTGGTGGCCCGAACGATCTTGCGGACATCGCATCGACCACGATCGATATCGATGACATCTATGCGAACGCGATCCTCGACTACCTGCTCTACCGCGCATATTCGAAGGACTCTGAATACGCTGGCAATGTCGCCCGTGCGCAGGCGCACTTGCAGGCTTTCCAAAACGCCCTTGGGATCAAGACGCAGTCGGACTCGGCTTCAACCCCGCGTCCTCGCATCCCTCCGGGTAGCGGAGCCGCAGCGTGAGATACACCGACTTGGCAAATAGGGTTCTTTTAGAGGTTCCCGGTTGCCCGGTGTTTTCTATTGCCCAGTGCATTAAGGACGCGGCAATCGAGTTCTGCTTGAAGACTGACATTTGGATTCAGCCTCTTGAGGACTCGATCCTTCCTGCAAATACGAACGAAATTGATCTGAGTCCGCCGACTGGCGCGGAGATCAATCACGTTCTTGGGCTGTATCGAAATCGCGGAACCCCGTCCTCTCCAAGTTATGAGAGGTTGTCTCCGGTCACTCCGGTTGACATCATCATGAACTCTGGGCGTGGCCCCGCTCGTTGCTACACGATGAACGACAGCGACACGATTACTGTTGCTCCGACGCCTGAGGTGAGCGAGACGCTTTATGTTCTCTACTCGCTGAAGCCGTCGCAGAGCAGCACATCGATCCCTGACTTCATCGCCAACGAAAACTCAGAGACGCTGATCAAGGGTGCGTTGTACAGGCTTCAGATCCAGCCGGAGAAGGTGTGGTCTGACCCGAACAGGGCGAATATCAACAAGAGCCTTTTCGACAAAGCCCTTGGTCTTGCGATTCGCAAGTCTAAGCATGGTTATGCGGGTGGCCCGTTGACCGTCGCTCCGAGGGAGTTCATATGAGTTACAGCGCAACTATCCCTCTGGTTGAGGGCGATACGCTTCCGGTTCTGTATGTATATCTTAAAGATAGCAACCAAGCAGCCCCCGGTCTTATCCTTGACGAGAGCGATCCTGCCACTTGGCAGCCTATCAACCTTACTGGGTCTACCGTTCGGCTGAAAATCCGAGAGGTTGGCTCTACAACCATTAAGTCCACGCTGACTGGAACGGTCACAGACGCTCTTAATGGTCGAGTTGCATTTCAGTGGACTTCTGAGTCATTGAACGCTGCCGGTGTCTATGAGGCTGAGATCGAAATGGAGACCTCCGGCGGGGGTGTTCAGACTGTCTATGACCTTATTAAACTCCGCGTTCGATCTGACTTCTAATGATTCGTGTCGTCCTCGATCTCCCAAAACCTGTATCGGCTGCGCAGTTCCAGAAACTGCGTACTGAACCGCTACATGCGTATGCGAGGGCGACAACTCAGTACGTCGGCCTAAAGGACGTATTAGATTACTCTGAGCTTAAAGGCTCACTAGCCTACGTTAATGCGTATGCATTGGCTCAGTACGCCAGCCTAAAGGCTGCGGATGTTTCCGTTGATCCCACGCCAGCAGATCGCTGGGCAAGCGACATTCAGGTTGTCGCTGATCAGGTTGTTTTTGTATTTGGGAAGGGTCTTTCTGAGAGTGTCTCCCAGATCGAGAGCGTCATTCTTGAAAGCGAGAAGGCTCTCGATGATTTCTTTTTCCCGTTTGATTTCTACAAGAGCGATACAGGTAAGGTTCTTTCCGACATAGTAGATCCGGCGACCGAAGAAGCATTTTTCGATGTTTCCAAAGGTCTTCAAGACCTCCAGGGTTTGGCTGACGCGGTATCGAAGGGGTTCGAAACGCAGCACTCTGACTCATTTGCGATGTCCGACTCCGCTCGGCGCGATGTGGGCAAGGCTCTTAATGACGAGATTCCGACTATCGAGGAAATTATTTTCGATATCGGATTTAACCTTGCTGATTCGCAGCCAACCTCAGACCACGCCCAAGTTGATACTACAAAGGGATTTGATGAATCTGTATTATTAGGGGACTTTATTTACTCGCTGTTCTCTACGCAGAAGAGCGAGTCGGTTTCCGTAGCAGACGAGTCTTCTATACTTGTTGCGTATTCACGCCTCTTTGAGGAGACGGAATATGCGATCGATGAGTCCTTGCTTGAGTTCGGAAAGAACGAAAGCGAGACGATGACCGCAGCAGACTCCGGCTTTTTAAGGATGACGGACTACGCCGACATCACTTACTTCGCCGAGGACTATGTTGGTTCTTCTCAATACTTCTAAAGAGGCTACTTAAATGAAAGCGCATGAAGACATCAAAGTAAGCGGTCGTCTTCAGATCCGTGTTTTTGACGAAAACGGAACCCTGAAGGATGAACGTGATCTCAACAACCTCGTCGTGACGGCTGGCAAAGGCTTCATTGCCTCTCGCATGGTTGGCACGGCATCCCCTGTGATGAGCCACATGGCCATCGGCTCCAACTCGACCACGCCGGTAGTTGGTGATACCGCCCTCGGCGGTGAACTCGGTCGTGCTTCTCTGACGAGCGGAACGGCAACCGGAGCCGTCGCCACCTACATCGCGACCTTCAATGCCGGTATTGGTAGCGGCGCAGTGACGGAGGCCGGAATTTTGAACTCCGGTACTGGCGGCACGATGCTTTGCCGAACGGTGTTCCCTGTTGTGAACAAGGGTGCATCTGACACGATGACGGTGACTTGGACGGTAACGATCTCCTAATAGGGGAAAGGCATGTCGAATCTCACGACCCGCGCAGGGAAAGGCAGTCCGCTTACTAATAATGAGCTGGACGCTAACTTCACCAATCTCAATGCAGACAAGGTTGAGATTGGTGGAGATCTTTCCGGTACATCATCTGCTCCGAAGATTCAGGGCCGCGCCGTATCTGCGGACGCCCCCGCTATTGGCGAGAAACTCGTTTGGAATGGAACTGCGTGGGAACCCTCGGCAGACCCAACTAATGAGCCTATCGGGCATGAGGACAAGTCATCGTCCTCGATTTCGTTCAACTCTGGAACTCGTACTTTTACGATCTCCCCTGTTGCTGCGAACTTTGTAGTCTGGTGTAAGGGCGTCAAGTACACCTATACGTCTGCGCAAACCGTCGTCATTCCCGATACGACTGGGTTACACTTCATCTACTTCAATGCGTCCGGGGTTCTCTCGACGCAGATGAGCTATTTCACTTGGGAAGAACATGCGCCTACGGCGTATGTTTACTGGAACGCAACTACCCAGCAGGCAGTTTATTTCGGTGACGAGCGGCATGGCATCACGCTTGATTGGCAGACTCATGAGTACCTTCACCGTACTCGCGGTGCTGCAATTGCCAGCGGGTTTGGCGCAAGCGGATACACGACGACTGGCGCTGGCTCGACTGATGCGGATGCGCAAATCGATATCGGCGGCGGAACCTTCTTCGACGAAGATCTGCAAGTCGATATCGTCTCGACTAACGCGCCTGTCTCGGGTTCGTGGCAGCAGGACTTGTCTGGCCCTGCTCGCATTCCTGTTCTCCATCTTAGTGGCTCTGCTTGGGTCATAGACGCGCCTACTGACTTCCCGTTCAAGGTTGTCTCTGGCGTACCTCAATACAATCTATTTAGTGGCGGAACTTGGTCTTCAGCGCCGGTAGCCAATAACGGCTACTTCGTTTCGTGGATTTTGGCCACGCACAACCTGACATACCCTGTCATTGCGGTCATCAGTCAGGCGGCGACAAACCAAGTTTCAGAAGCAGAGGCGATGACCTTTGAGGGTCTTACGCTTTCCGGCTTCCCGTCTGTAGAGTTCCGTCCGCTTTACAAGGTCATCTACCAGCACAAGACAAGCTTTGCGAATAGCATCAAGGCCAGCACGATTGCGGTCTATGACCTTCGCAGCATTGCAGCTGCTGGCGTTGCTGCTGCTCTTGTGCAGGATCACGGCAACCTGTCCGGCCTTGGCGATGATGACCACGC